GTCGGTAGAGGACTCGATTGTACGTGAGTATTCGGAACTTGATGAGAATCACGTCCGGAAGATCTACCAGCAGTTCTGGAAAGAGTACCACTACGTCAAAGAGTGGCAATTGAAGACGATTCACGACTATCTGGAGACCGGATACGTTGAGTTGGCAACAGGAGCCCGCCGTCCAGGCCCTCTGAGCATCAATAAGCTGTACAACACACCAATTCAGGGGCCAGCGTACCATATCATGCAAATGTCGCTTAATAAGATCGACAGGTTCCTTCTAGAGTGTGACTTTAAGACCAAGCTTGTTGGTGAGATCCATGATGCGGCTATTCTTGATACCGTAGTGGACGAGGCCGAGGATGTTCTTGACGCAGCCACTGAGATTATGCAGGCACCGCATTTTGCATGGCAGCGAGACGTTCCGATCTACGTGGATTGGGAGGTTGGCGAGGATAACTGGTACGATATTCAAAAATTATAACAAAATGTCAATTTTTTCCTTGCAATGCTGTTTGTTATCGGGTATAATACCTGGAGTACTTGAAATCGGACCTGTAAAGTAGCACGTCCGGATAACGATTTGAATGAGGTAAGTCTATGCTATACCAAGCGATACGCCCCAAGACATTTGACGAGGTTATCGGAAACTCATCCACCGTGGGAGCCCTGAGAAGTATGCTCAGGAAGCCCGCAGCGAAGCGACCACACACAATTCTGCTTCATGGTCCCCCAGGCTGTGGTAAAACATCCCTGGCGTTCCTGCTTGCAGAGGCGTTTGGAGCCGTGGACCCGGACATGGATATTATCAAGCTGAACGCGGCCAACACCAATGGTATCGACACAGCCAGAGAGATTGCAGCAGAGTTGAACCTACCGTCATTCGGTGGGAATCCAAAGGTGTATATCATTGACGAGTCACACCAACTACGTAACGACACCCAGGAGGCTTTGTTAGAGGCTACTGAGTTCACCCCAGAGCACTGTTACTTCATATGGTGTACAACGGACAAGAGCAAAGTTATCCCAGCTATGCTGACCCGTGCGACGAAGTATGAGGTAACCAAGCTTGGACGGCGTGACATCACCAAGATACTTGAGGCCGGTGTTAAGGAACTGGGGCATGAGGTTGACCCGGATCTTCTTGAGGCTATCCCCCTGGTATGTGAAGGGATTCCCCGTGAGGCTCTGGTTATGCTGGAGCAAGTTGCTGCTATGGACGATGTCGATGCAGCGCTTGACATGCTTGAGGCAGGGACAGCCGCCGACAAGACAGTCCTGGACTTAATGAAGCACATGATCATGAATGCGGATGTACGTGCCCAGAAGTGGCGTAGGATACTGACCATCTATGATAACATTGAAGGTGACAGTGAGCGTACTCGAAGATCGCTCCAAACATTCCTGTATAACAAGCTCAAGAAGGAGGAACGACAAGAGAAGGCGTTAGACATACTGTTTATTTTAGAAACTATAGCTGAGAACACTTACTACGGGGGAAAAGCTCAGTTGGGTACAATGATTGCCCGCGCATGTATAAAGACCCCCGGTTAATTACTACTTTATTTTATGGAGGATAGCATTATGGCTATCAGTGAAAGCCGAAAGGCAATGATCGAAGAGGACGCCAATGGCCTACCTGGCGGTGGCGGAGGATCAATCTGGAACTATGTGGATAAGCAGAGAGCGGAAGAACTCGGTCTGCATCAGTATCGCCCCGCAAAGGCACCGAGTGACAACTTCATTCGCATCGTTGCCCCGAATTCGGAAGATCCGTTCCGTTTGATTATCTGGCGTCACCAGAACGTTGGTGCAAACGGTAACACGTACCTGTGCCTCAACAAGATGTACGAGGAGCGGTGCCCAATTTGTGAGCTACTGGCTAAGTTGAAGCTGGAAGATCCCAAGCACCCCGCACTGGACACAATGTACGCAGGACGCCGTGTGCTCATGTATGTTGTGGACACAAGGGATGACGAGACTGAGGCCGAAGGAACCAAGTGGTTCGACTGTCCTCCGTCAGTGTACACGGGGCTGGTTGGCGCAGCTAAGGTCAAACGTACTGGTGCTGTGATTGACATCGCTTGTCCGGATGAAGGGTGTACGGTCTCATTCGAGCGTCAGCAGAAGAAGGGCAACCCTTACTGTAATTACGACAGGGAAGAGTCTACAAGTATTCCGGATGAGTGGTTTGCAAATCTGCCCGCGTATGAGGACATCCTGTTGTTACCAGAAGCTGCTGACATCGAGTTGCAGATTAGTGGTATCGGAGTAGGGACACGCGATGCCAAGGATGAGAAGACTTCATCACGCCGTAGACAGGCTCCTGCTAAGGACGAGGCATCTACGAGGCGTTCAAGACGTAGCAGACCCGCTGCTGCGGAAGAGAAGGCAGAGGAAGCACCAGTATCATCAAGACGTAGCAGACCTGCTGCGGCTGACGAGAGTAAGGAAGAGTTAGATCCTCCATTTACTCCGGATGCTCCCCCTGAAGAGAAGGCAGAGGAGAAGGTGGAAGCTGCACAGGAAGCAGCACCAGAAGAGCAGGCGGAAGGAACGCCGAAGGTCAGATCACGTTTGGATAAGATTCGTGAACGTAGGAAAAACCAGTAAGGAGAAGCCGTCATATGAAGGAACTATCAGATGCTGAATTTCTAAAGCAAATGACGGCCAAGCTTCCGATTGACATGAATGACCTGGAGGGCGAATGGATTCGCCAACCGGGCATGTATGTGGAAGTAGGTCAATGGTGTGCCAAGTTGCGTATGGACGCGAAACAGGCTAAACAACACGCAGAGTTTGTATACGGTAACTTCTACCATGACATTATTCAGGACCCCAACCATGGTGGGCTACCGAAGACGACAGAGGCGTTGGTTAAGGCGTTCATTCTAACCATGCAGGAGTACAGGGAAGCGCTTGATGCGATGAACGAAGCTGAAAGACTTGCGAATGAGTCTATGCGGCTGCTGGAAGCCCTTGAGCAACGTAAGGCAGGACTACGGGACCTTGTGCGTTTATACGTGCATGAGTACTACATGGACTCAGATCCAAAAGGCCCCGCCCCCCGAGAGAGAAGAGAACGCGGTGGAGACCGTGACCGTGGGGCGTCCCCCCAAGAGAGAACAGCAGGAGCCCGTTTCGAGGAAGCGGATGCTGAAATGCAGAACAGTAGAGGACGGAGTCGTAGACAAGATCGTATGGATGACGAATTAGAGGAAAATCACAATGGCTAAGAAGAAAGCAAAGAAGAAAACAGCAAAAGCACTAGATATCAAGGGTGCAGTCGCGGCGGCTAATTCAGTCGAGAAGCTTCCAGCTATTCATTCTTACTTATCAACTGGATGTACTGTCCTGGACCTGGCTATTTCCAATCGTATTGATGGAGGTATCCCGGTAGGTAGGATCGTACATTGTTTTGGAGCATCGAGTACGTGTAAGAGCGTGTTCGGTACAACCATCTCAGGAGCGTCTATACGAAATGGTGACCCGGTACACTACGGTGACGTAGAGCATACCCTGGACCCCCAATTCGCGGCGTACTATGGGCTGGACATGAGTAACAAGCTGTTCCATACGGACTCACCGATATCGCTGGAAGACATGTTTGAGCGGTGGCTGTGGGACTTGATGGTAAAGCAGAAGAAGGACGGCAAGAAGCCGCTTATACTGGACAAAACCCCCAAGCTGGCCGTGGTCGATAGCATCTCCGCGTTACCGGCTGAGTACGAGATTGAGAACAGCATCCTGGACAAGGGATACTCGCCTCGCGCTCGTCAAATGAGTAAGGCCCTACGTAAGTTCATTGAGCCCCTGGCGACTAGCAACACAACGTTGTTCGCTATCGATCAGACCCGTGACAAGGTTGGATCATTCGTCGGAGGCGAGTGTGTGTCAGGTGGTAGATCACTCAAGTTCTACGCGAGCACACAGATTTACCTGATCATGGATGCGAAGGTTAAGAACACGTCTGACAAGGTCATCGGCCACTGGGTCAAGTTCAAGATCGTCAAGAACAAGGTTGCTCCCCCCTATAGAGAAGGAAGAGTTTTGATCCTGTTTGACTATGGTCTTGATGACATCTCCAGTAGCCTGTACTTCCTGTCATTTGAACAGCAGAAGGGCAGTGCCAAAGAAGCAAACAAGAAGAGTACTAAGATCAAGTTTCTCGGTGAAGAGAAGAAGATGAGCGACTGGGTAAAGCTCATTGAGAAAGAGAATCTTGAGCAGGAACTCAAGGATGAGGTTGAGAAGGTGTGGCATCAAGTGTATGCCCCAGTCGATAG